GAACTGCATGGAGAGTTCCATCGGCACGAATAGCGGCTTTGCACACTCGTTACGCACTGTTATTGATTCAAATCGAAGATGGTGGCATGGGCCTTTGGAGCCGTGGGCCGGATACAACCTTCGAAAATCACTCCGCCTTGCGAGTTGTCTCCCTTTGTGTTCGCTGGAGATCGCTACCTTCCAACCGCCCTTGCGGGCTGCTGCATGTCTCCATGCAGAACAGACTATCTCATCACCTGCCGTAGCAGGGCTGGGCGCTTCGCTTCGCTTGAAGCTACGGGGTTGCCCCCTAGTCGTTACACCTTCCCCTTGCGGGGCTTGGCTCGGTATTACGCACAGCTTTCCTGTTTGCGCCTTCACCGAATTCACCCAGTTTTCGACAGCAATCACTTGCTGAAGGACCTATGCCGCTATCGAATGACTGGCGTTGTCATTCGCCGCGGTGCGAGTCTGTGCGTAATCCTGCTGTACCATGTCACGTTCTGGCAACGGTGCCATCTCGACATAGTCTGTAGATACAAGCAGGATTTGATGCGCGGGACAGAAGCGGTCGGGCGTGAGTTGCAGCGTGCCGAAGTTGGTGCGGTAGACATCGACGGCGCCTTGGATGGTCATCTCCCCGGTTGGTGACGCCTGCACGATGTTCTGCGCCACGATCGGATTGCCGGTGCCGCCCTGGCTGAGCGTCGCGAAGTAGTTCTTGATGTTGCCCGACATGATGCCGATCGTTGGATTGCCACCGGCTTGCCAGCACTGCTGGATGGCGGCGTTGACGACGGCGAGTGTGAGGTCGTAGGGCGTGCCTGCGGTGCCTGCGTTGGATCCGTCACCGATCGGCATGACGCCAGCGCCGGCACCACGCGCGCCAAAGTTGGTGTAGCATGGCAAGCCGCTCATGTGGCGTGGGTCGGTGATGGTGCGGACCAAGGGGCTGGTTACTGCCAATTCGAGGTCGCGCTTCACCTCCATGGCGCGGAGGATCATGTTGCGGTTGTACTCGTCCTCGCCACCGACAACGTCCACCACGCGCAACGTATTCGATACCCCGACTGTGCGGGCCAGGATCTGGCAGACATTGTTGAGCCGCACCGGCTTGATGACCGCCTGCATGACGGCGGTGAAGCCTTCGGGTTGGGCGTTATCGGCGGCCGGGTTGAGCTCCTGCACGATCCACTCGGTCAGGACTTGCTTAGACCCAACTCTAGGGCAAGCAGAGACTAATGGAGTTTCGTCAGGGTCAATTCTATACACGATGTCGGCAAGATCTTCCCTCACGCCAACAGCAGCCGTCTCTATATAAGTATTACTTGGCGCGGCGCCTTGTGCTGGCACAGCCATTGTCATCTCCATTGCTAGCGAGCGCCATAGGCGCCTCGCCGGTTGAACCGATTGGGTTGGTTCGCAATGGAGTGACTGACAGCAGATCGGGCGTTTCTGGCTTGGTCACCCGTGGTGACTGCTAGGCGTGCCGAGTGCCGACTTGGTCATCCTTCAGCGACTGCACTTCCCGGCTGTTGCTTGGTGCAAGCACTGCCCCCAGCCGGCGAATGTCAGTATGGTGTCAGTAGGGACGGTCGTCAATACGATACGGCCGCACCGTCTTGTAGCGCTCTTTATCCGCCGCCCTGGCCGCCTCCCATTCGTCCATTGTCCGGTCATTCTTGGTCAGATTGCACTTCGGACACAGGATCTGGATGTTGTCCGAGGAGTTGGTTCCTCCACGACTGAGCGGCAGAACATGGTCGCAATGGAAGTCATGCAGGACATCGATGCGGCAATGGGGAGCAGCGCAACGATAGCCCTGACGCTCCAACAGCGTCTGGACATCTTCTGCCGTGAACCGGCCGACAGCGGCTTTCCTCATAGCCTTCTGTGCCGCGCGAGTGGCCTTCGTCTTGTCTGGGTCGGCGCGCAGGCGTTCCAGCGCCTTTGCATTCTCGACCTGACGGTTGCGCTCACGCCAAGCACGCTTGTGAGCCGTGTTGCGTTCGTGGTTCTGCTCGGCCCAACGCTTTGTCGCGGCATTCTTGCGAGCACGAAACGCCGGATCAGACTGATACTTCTCATGATGCTGCTTTAATGCCAACGGCGGCGGTCTCGATGTAAGTGCCTGCCGGTGCGGCTCCCTGTGCGGGAACGGCCATGTCCATCTCCATTGCATGGCACGCGCGTAGCTACGACGCTGCATGCCTGATTGAACCAAAATTGCTGGTTCGCAATGGATCTGACTGATGGCCTGGCAGGCGTTTAGCGCTTGGTCAGCGACTGCGCTGCGTGCTGCTGGTCAACTTGGTCGTCCTGCGACTGCACGGCCCGATCGTTGCTTGGTCTGCGACTGCCCCCGATCGACGGTGGGGACGCTACGAGCGTAGCTACGGGTCGTCAAGCGTTTGCCCTTAGCCTCAAGAAGAAGCCGCGCCGTAATACGATACCACAACTCTTTCACCTGCGGCGGCGCAGTCTCCCACGAGCAGCCTGGCAGCTGTGGCACCGGCCATTCTGCGGTAAACTCCCAACATTCTTGGTAGCCAGCACGCGCCAGCCTTTCCAACAGTGCGGGATCTATCAGTGCGACCCGCGTAGCCGCCATGTCGTCAATACCGCCCGCTGCCGTTGCTGCCGGCTGCTGCGGAGCGGCGGGCGCTGAGCAACGCAGCCGCGTTCCTGGCGTTGGGTGCGGCCTCGAACGCCTGCTCCATGGCCTGCACCGCGGCGGCGGGAGCTGGTGGCGGGCGCACGCCACGCACCTGTGCGGTCTGCACCGGCTGGGGTGCGCGGGTTTTGGCGCCTTCGACCATGCGATCCCACATCATGGCCTTCATCATGCTTTCGACGTGGCGCGGGTCACTCAGCCCCTGCAACTCCTGCCTGGTGTAGCCGCCCTTGGCCTCGGCCCAGCGGGCGATATCGCGCTGGACGGCACTTCGGGACGCATCATCGCGCCAGAACTCGTATTTCTCGCTGAGCATTTTGTTGCCGGCCTCTACTTGCTGGCTCATCGAGCGCTCATAGGCCTGCTGTTGCAGCTGGGTGAGGGTGCCGAGGCGTTGTTGCTCCGCGGTGGCGGCCTGGTAGGCGGCGAATTGGCGCAGGTAGCCCTGGGGGTCGGTATCGATCATGCGCGGATCGGGGGGCGCCGCGCCTTGCAGCTGCTGGCCCAGTTTGGCCAACTCGGGCTGGATGTGGGGCAGCACGGTGGCGAGTGCCTCGGCCTGCTGCTGGAGTTGTTGGCGTTGCTGCGCCAGCTCCTGGGTCTTCCTGGTGTAGTCGGCCGCCTGGCCCATGGCGGTGCGGATCTGCGCGGCGGTGACGCGGTGTCCGTCGATCGTATAGACGCCATCACCGGGTGCGTCTGCGGCTGGTGCTGTCCCATCGGGTGTGGCCGGACTGGTCCCCTGGTCCAATCCGAGCGCCTTGGCGATGGTGTCGTAGCTGTCGGTGGGGGCGGCGGGGGCCGCTGGCTGCTGTTGCGCCGCTGCGGGCTGTGCTGCCGCTGGATTGAGACGCGCTTCGCCTGGTCCCTGCTGCACGGGGTTGAGGCGTGCTGTTGCGGCATCCTGGCGGCGTTTGGCGGCGAGCATGCGCCCGGCATCGGAGAGGCTGATGGCCTCCTGAGATGCGGGGGCTGGTGCATTGGCCAGGCCGGCGTCGTTGCTGGCGGGTGCTGGGGTGGCTGGCTGGGCTGCTGCGGGGGTTGCCGGGGCAGCCGGCGCGGATGTGCCGCTACTCTCACTCATGGTGCATGCTCACTCGAATTTCCGTCCGTCTTGTTCGCGCTGGCCCTGTAGCAGGGCGGTATCGAGCCTGGTGCGCATCTCGGTGGCGAGGTGGTCGATCGCCCTGGCGAGGTTGCGGGCATCCTCGCGCTCGCGGGCGTCGGCGCCGTGGACGGCGGTCTGCACGGCGCCTTCCCGAATAAATGTCAGCACGTCCATGAGTTCGCGGTCCTGCAGCAGGCGGTGGCTCTCGGAGCCACGGCGCAGGATTTCGTGGCGTTCCTCGCGTGAGAGGTCGCTCACCTACGCCCCCTGCGTTTGCAGCATCTGGAGCGCGCGTAGCAGATCGTCCTGGGTCATACCGGCCGGTAGCCAGCCACCGACTTCCTGCCCGGGCGATTGGTTGAGGTTGCCGAGCGGTGTGTTGTGCAGCCCGTACCCAGGATCCACGTCCGGCTGCGCGACCATACCGGGATCGACATTGCCACGCGCATGATGCGGTTGCTGGCCGAGGCGCGCGGTCCAGTCGGCGGGTGCCCCTACTGCGGAGCCAAGCAGGCCACCGACAGCCATTACCGCGACTTGGGCGCTGTGGTTCTGCTGATGGTGGGCAGCTTGGCGGTGCCGCGGTCCTTGCCGGCGCCGGACGTGCCGCCGCTGGCTGGTTTGTTCTGCCCTTGGCGTGGCACGGTCTTGGTTGACTGCGAGCCTGATGCACGTGTGACCATGGTGGTTCTCCTATTGCTCATCTTTTTCGCTGGCACGCACAATCATTGCCATAATGGCGAGCGGAAAATAGCTGTCATCGTTGGTCTTCAGCAGTGCGCCAAGCATATGCGCGCAAGCGACGATGATTGATGCGTGATCGGTATCTTTGGCATTGATGGCGTCAAGGATCTCGTTGACACGAGACTTATCGAATGCCTCCATGAAGAGGTCGCACCATTCATCCACGCTATCAAAGATATGGGTCTCCGACATTCCTATTGCCCTGGTTGTGGTGGTGGCGCGTTGGGCCGTGGCAGAGCAGGCCCTCCGGGTCCGAACAGGCTCTGTCCTGCGGCCCGCGCCGCGATGTTGCCATACGCGCTTGGCATATTGCCCTGCATCAGCGCCTGGCGGGTGGCCATCGCCTGCGCCGGGTTGGTCGAGCCGACAGGCGGCCCCATGGGCTGTGGCGGGCGTGGCGGCATCATTGGCGCTTGTGCCTGTGGCGGCGCCTGCGGAGGCCGTGGCGGCCCTCCAGGGGGCGGCTGCTGTCCTGGGGGTGGTCCTGCCGTGGCTGGCATCTGGGGAGACGTCGGCGGTGGCAGATTGCCGAGCAGCTGGATGCCCGGCACCTTGCTGGCCATCGCCTGCTGGAACTCGGTGAGGCTGGGCACCGGGGTGCCGAACTGTGCGCCCGCCACCCACGTTTTCGTCCACGCATCCAGCGCAGCCTGATCCCGCTTCAGATCATCATCAGTCAGCATCTGCGCCCGCTTGGTCTGTTCCGACGCCCGGTCGTTCTCGACATCGGCTGCGGTCTTGCCGGCCTGCACCTGGGCGAGGATCAGTGACGGATCGGGCGGTGTCGGTGGTGGTGGCGGCGCCTGGAACCCCGGCGGCAGGGCTTTGAAGTAGCTGGACACATCAGCAATGTTGGCGGTTTCCAGCATCCGCGACAGCGTGTTCCTATATTCCGGCACCCCCACCAGGGGGTTATCGAGCCCTTGGCTGGCCATGATCATTTCCTGCTTGCCAGCAATTTGGCTCAACATCGCCAGGCGTTCCATGGGCATGCCCTTGCCGCCGACATTGACCGAGGTCTGCCACATCACCCCGAGGGCGCGCGGATCGATCGCCGCCCATTGGCCGCGGATACGATAGACGTTGGGCCGGTCCTGATGCCGCGCCATCATCTTCAGTAGCCCGCTATACAGCGGCGCCAGGCCGGTTTCGGCCAGCGTGCGCGCCATCATGTCGAGGCGGTCTTGTGCGGCGCTGGTCTGCGCCGACACGGCCACCGGGGCGGTCGATTGCAGCTCGTCAACTGTGAGTCCCTGGCTGGCCCGCGTGATGCCTGTCCTGCTCTCCCGGATGGCCTCCAGGGCTTGCATCATGTTCAGGGCAGCTTCGCCGGTGTAGGGCTTCACCAGCTCCGTCACTGCCCCGGCCTGCGTCGTCCGGATAATGCTGCCGATGGCGGTCTGGCGCGCATCCGCGAGATTGACTTGCCCCAGGGTGACGACGGTCCGCGGGAACATGCTCTGGGCCAGGCTGTCGAGCGTGGCCCGCATAACGCGGCTTTCGACCCGCTGCAGGTCCATGACCATGTCGGCCTGCGAATAGCCGATCAGGCGGCCGGGTTCCCTGTATGGGGTGAAACACGCCAGCGGGATTTCGTCGCAGCGTTCCCACTGGATCATCTTGGTCGCATTACCGAGCATGTGCACATGGATCAACTCGGCCTTGTGGTCGTTATCCGTATCGCACCTGATCCAGCCCTCAGCGTAGCGACAGATGCCCATACTGCGGTCATTCGGCGGCGACGCCTTGATATTGAGCCCCTGTGCCGGATTACGGGCAATCATCTCGCGGCGTTGCTGCGGCCGCATCATGGTATCGCAGTAGGCCAGGATCTTATCTTCCGGCAGGCCCATCTCGATGAGGTCGGAGGCTGGAACGTCTCTGACGTGGAAGATACCCCTGGCGGTCCCGACGTCGTTCGCATCGGCCACCACCCAGACGCATTCTGCCGGCACCGCTTCGACGCACGGCCAGTTCTGCTGCGCTGTCCGCGTAATCGTCGCCGCCCACATTTCGGGTGCGCCGCCCTGGCTCAGATACATCGCCCCGTCGGGTGTTTTCATCATGACGCTCTGTTCTTCCTGCGTCATCGGGCGGCGGACGATGCGTTGCGCCTCGATGCCAGGCTGGGCGAGCAGCATCTGGAGCTGCGGCTGCAGCAGGCCCTCGCACACATCGGTGCGGATTTGCTCCTGCTTGCCCCAATACCAGCGCGCCCATCCTGCCTTCCTGGTCAGTGCATCCAGCAACACGTCGTGCAGCACCTGCCAGCCGTGGTTGGCGCTGAATAAGGCCCAGCGGGCATAGTCGGTCGCCTGCTTCGACAGCATGGTGGCGAGTTGGTCATTGCCGGTGATTTCCGATGAAATCGGTTCAAACGACACCGGATCCTCGACCCCCGTGAACACGCGCAGCAGTGATGGCAGCGTGCTCCTGATCGTATCCCTGACCACCGTGAGCACGATTTGCGACCGCCCCGGCGTTTCATCACCGAGCGGCCGGCCATCGTAGTATTGGCTCGCCGTGATGCGTTCTCGGCTGAGATACATATCGTAATTCTGTGCGATCTTGAAATAATACTGCGCGACCGCTTCAATCTCCCTGTCGTCCTTGCCGAGCCGCTCGAACACGATTTCCTGCTGCCAGGGCACGCCGGCTGGCTTGGGTGTCGGGCGTAGCCCAGCGGCATAGCGGCGCAGGTTTGGCGGTAGATCCTGGTCGGGGTTGTGTGGATGTAGATCCGCCTGCTGCGGCACCAGGTAGGCCAGCATTTGCTCGCTGCCGAGGTTCAGGCCCTGTGGCTGCATGCCGGATGGCACCAGGCCTTGCAGCGGCGGCAAGGGCGGGATGATGCCAGGGGGCATGCCCATAGGTCCGGGGGACAGCAGGCCGCCGGGTCGTTGGATCAGTCCGCTCACTACATGGTCCCCTCTGCGCCACCGCCACCGCCCTCGCTGGCGCCATCGCTCAGTAGTCCCGGCGGCACGGGCGCATTCGCCGCCTGCTTAGCCTGTGCCGCCTGGATCATCGCCAGAATGTCGGCCAGGCCCGGAAGCTGCGGTGTGGCCTGCTGTGGTGGTGGTGCCTGCCTGCCCCACATGTCGTAGCCGCTGGCGCCGGGGTTGATCTGTCCTGCGGGGGCTTGTGCGGCCGCTGGTGCCAACCCCGGGCCGACGTTCAGCGACGGCACGGTGGGCGCTACCTGCGGCATCTGCCCTTGGGGGCTACCGCTGACAACATGCCCCCACTTGTCATACGTCGGGTCTGGTGCCGGGGCCGGTGCCTGCGGCGTGGGCGTCTGGAACTGCGGT